GCAGGTCGATACTTTTTAAACTAATTACTGATAACGAAAGGAGGAAAGTTTAATATGCCAGATGAAGCAATGTGGAAACAATATTTGGATACATTGACTGATATTCGTAACTATCTTGAGAAGTCAGATGATGTTCAGAAACAAATGATGAACCAGGAAAGAGCAACCATTGACAAAAGACCGAAAGCTATGGAAGAGGAACCACCTATTACTGGTGGACCTGCCGCTCCTAATGCTCCAGGCAAGGGTGTTGCAAAATCATTAGAGCAGAAAGAGTATATCGAAATTCCGAAAGCTACCAATAGAAAGGCTGAGGATATTGATTCTAGTGGAGACACTATGCTAAAAGCAAAAGATGACAAAGACGATGACAGCGATACTGCTGCTTCGGAATCTACTTCAGATTCAGAGTCAAGTACTGATAATGAAGAGATTAAGAGTCTTCTAAAAGATATCAGCAATGCGTTGGCTGCACAGGCTGATGTTTCTGGTATCATCAAATCAGAGCTGAAGAAAGCAATTCCTGATGCTTTGAAATCCGAGTTGCCAAAGTATATGGATAAGATGCTTCGTAAAGAAGGTTATCATCCTACCCATCCAGATATTGTCAAATTGAATGACCTAAGTGGTCTGGATACAGTATCTGAAGTTAAAAAGAGCACAGATGATAAAGGTGAGATGAGAGGGGATATCAGTAAGTCTGACAGTCCTGTAACTCAGGAGCAAGACTTAGCGCAGGCAATCGATGGTCTGGTAAAGACAGACTGGAGAAAACTTGGGCAGATTAGAGAGAAAGCTGGCTTGTTTAATCCTTGGAGACAATAAGGTTAAATAGGCAATAAAAATTTTAATGGAGGAAAAAAATGGGTGATCCTACACTTGGCGATTTCTTAGCGCAAGCAAGCCGTGGGATGGGTGGAGGATATATGAACCAAGCATCTGGTCCACTTCCTGGATATATGTTTGGTCCTGACTTCTTCAAGAAAGGTACATATCTTCAGATCTCCGATACCTTTAACTATACCTATGGTAAGAAATCTTGGGATGCCCTGAACAACAGAACAGTAGCATTCAATGCTATTAAGAAAGTTGATTGGGGTCCAACAGTAGGTTGGAGATTGAGAACTGCTAGAGGCTCTCAGGGTCGTTCAGGTCCTGTGACCGAAGGTGGCAATCTTCCTACAATGACAAACTCCACCTATGTTGGTGTCTATGGATATCCTAAGACAGTCGTTTCAACATTTGGTGTAACCATCCAGGGACAAGCAGTTAATGCTCTGGAAGGTGGTATTGGTAATCAGTTCGCAGTCGAGCAAGAGGGAACTTCCCGCGACCATATCAAAGAAATTAACCTCGAGCTTATGGCTGGTTCTGCTTACAGAATGGCTAGTGGTTCCAGCACAACCTGCGTAATTGGTTCTGGCGCAACTACTGGCTATACAATGGTAGACAACTATAGAATCGGCGATGTCGTACAGGCCAATGGCTATACTGGTGCTGCTCTATCATCACTGGTACAAATGATAGCACTGGTACAGTAACTTGGTCCGCTGGCGGTATCACTGGTACAAGTTCTCTGGCTCTATACATCTATTCAAGAGCTGGTTTAACTGCCATTGATGACGTTTGCATGGATACAGCTTCTACTCCTGGTGGCGTAACAGCTGGCTATGCTCCGTCAAACATCTACAACTTAACAACCAGAACTGCTGGTACATATCTTGGTCCAGCTGTTCAGAATGGTTACAATGCTGGTGTTGGTCGTGACTTGACATTAGCATTAGTAGACCAAGCTATTACTGCTGTTCGTCAGAATGGTGGCGAACCAAAACTTATCATTACAGGTCTAGATACCTATGATAAGATGAATCAGCTGCTTCAAACCCAGCAAAGATTCATGGATGTAAGTGATTACATCGTCGGTGTTGGTGATGAGAGAACATATCCTGGTACAAGAGCTGGCTTCCAGCTTTCAACGTATCGTGGTGTGCCGATCCTTCCAGATCCTGATACCTCAAAATCACTAAGCTCAGGCAATGCAGTCCTTGCTTCCAATCTGTATGTCTTAGATACAGACTACATGGAAATTGCCGTAATGTATCCTACTCAGTATGTTGAAAACAGAGATTACTTCTCAGCTGGGAAACTGGTCTTGAGAGGAATGTTTGTGACAATGATGGAGATGAGATGCTTACGTTCTGATGTCCAGGCAGCTGTCAAAGACATTAATACCTAATAATTGAATTTAAGAAGCGTGTAGTTCACGAGGAAGGTCTCC